TTGACACTATAGAATTAGAAGATGAAAATGAATCTGGTTTCGGGGTAGATACTTTGTCATAACCAACAGGGAGAACCGATGTGGAGAATAAATACTTTCCTTTCTTAGTAGGATTGTCAGCTTTTTTGATTGCAGGTAGTGCTGCATTCTTTTCAGTATTTGGTATTTCCAAATTATTTTCTGGAGCTGCATTAGCAGTTATTATAATGGCTGGTAGTTTAGAAATTGGGAAGTTGGTTGGTGCATCATTTTTATATAGGTATTGGAATAGGATATCATTATGGTTAAAAGCTTATATGTTAGTAGGTGTAATAACTTTAGTAGGTATTACATCAGCAGGTATTTTTGGATACCTATCTAATGCTTACCAAGGTGCAACAATAGAATTTGAAAAACAATCAACAACACTATTATATAAAGAAGATAGATTAGTGCAATTAGAAGAAGATAAGAGTTATCTTAAAGACGAATTAGAACAATCAATTAGTGCGTTACCTGATAACTATCCTACTGCTAAAAGAAAACTTCGTGAAGAATATAATCCAAAGGTATTATCGATCAATGATCAGATATTAGATATTAAACAAGAGGTATCAGACTTAAAAGTTGGATTGGTGGAGACAGGTGTTGATGTTGGCCCAGCGATTTATTTAGCTAGAGCATTTGAAACAGATATTGATACTGTTGTAAAGTTCTTTATCTTCATTCTTATCTTTGTGTTTGACCCAATGGCAATAGCTTTAGTTATATCATTTAATGTAATTATACAAGATAGGAATAAAAGTGTGAACAAAGACGACAGCAAGAGTTCCTATTCCAACATTCCCATTAGAAGGTGGGCACAACATGGTGAAAAAAAAGTTAGAAACTTAAAAAATAAGAAGATATTTAAAGCTAAAGAAGCTAAAGAAGCTAAAGAAGATTCTCAAAGAAATCAGTTAGAAAGGAATTGGACAAAAGATGGTAACGAGTAGTAGTTGTAATTACATATCATTTTATTCTACATATTCAGAATGGAATGGTACTTATAAAATTATTTGTGATTATATATCATAAATTGTTATGCGGAAGTAACTCAACGGTAGAGTTCCACGTTGCCAACGTGGTGGTTGTGAGTTCGAATCTCATCTTCCGCTCGTCGAAGGGAAGAAAAAATGAATAAAAAAGTAAAAAAAGTATTTGATAATATGGATAAGAAAACTCAAGCAGCTATAATGGTTTTGATTAATAGTATAGCTCAAAAGAAATATCAAAAAAAAGTAGATCAAGTAGATAATTTGAAAGGGTGGTTGCCTTAATGTGGGGATTATTAGCTGCATTAGTAGTAACAGGAGCAATACTTTATTGGGTATTTTGGGGAGAAGATGAATTATGAATCAAAAGTTTGGAGATTTATTTGCAAAGTTCTTATTTGTATTTTTTATATGGACTTGTATAGCATTTATATTTAATATAGGATGGTAGAAATTATAAAATTAATTAAGGAGATGTATCGTGGAAAGTGATAAATTATTTGAAAGTATGAAGGAACTATGGCAAAAATTTGAAGAGAATCATATTTCATTTAAAGAGAAAGGTAACAAAGCAGCTGGTGGTAGAGCTCGAAAATCAATAGGAGAGATAAAGAAATTAGTAACAGATTATCGCAAGGCATCTGTTTCCGATACTAAATAATGGTCTAGGGGCCGGGGCTGTAGTTCAGTTTGGGAGAAAATATACTTGAACGAAAACTTAATGAATATAAAGATGATATTAATAAACAAATAAAAGCTTGTGTCTGTTGACACGAAGTATGGGGCTCGGGAATGCTTGGGGTGTTCGCCTCCCTTGCACGGAGGATATCAGCGGGGTTCGAATCCCCGGAGCTCCACAATAAGAAGATTTCATTAACAAACTTCGGTCAGCCGTATTAGGGTTGAAGTTTTCTGTATAAAAAAAGGGAACTAAAAAGTTCCCTTTTTTATATGCTTGATAGTGTAGGGCTATCAAACCTATTTCGCTCCTACTTACGAAATAAACCCACTAACACCAGCAATGCGACGAGTCCAGCGAAACCCGATTCGCCGAATGTGTTTATGATAGATGTTAGGTTACCAATAACTTTGACACCAAAGATACCAGATCCAAAGATTACTTCAGAAACAGCACCTATAGCTACAAAAGACATCATTAGATGAGCTAAGTCATCAACGTATCCTTTAACCATTGTTATGATTTCCTTCATCGGTTATCTCCCGTTAGTTAGAAAAAAAGGGTAAATCGGTAAAAACCTCAAAACCCTTTACTCAATAATAACTATATACGCATACAAATAATAAATTTCAATATATATTTATATATAGAAGTTTTTAGGTTGTAATATATTTATATTTGAGTAATAATATTTAAGGTAAGCTATGGCAATTGATTACGAAATCTTTGAAGGAAAATCACTTTCTTCTCTTTTTAAAGACATATACGATAATACACAATACAATCGTAAACAACTTGATGTGTTAACGAAAGAACTTGTTCAATTTATTAAAGACGGCGACACCGCAATTCAGATAGTACCGATGATAAAAGAGTACTTAGAAATTAATGTAAAAAATGATGACCAGCTTGTAAAAATGGCAGGAGTTGTTCAACGATTAATTTCCGCGGAAAGTAGAGCTGGTGTTGAAGATGAATATGGATTATCAGAAGAAGAGAAAGCACAACTACTTACAGGAATGGAAGATGTTGTTAAAGATTTACAAGTAGAGTCAGATAAAATACACAACAAAATAGAATCAGTAAAAAAGGTAAGTTAAATGGCCTGGAAACATAAAAGAACTGTAGATACAACTACGTCTTACCCAACTGGTATGCCAACTTATTCCAGAATAGCTTCAATGGTAAAACAAATTATTAATGCTTCACAATATGATTATCATGAATCAGAAGCTTTTGAAGTACGAGAGGTTATAAAAGAGTCATTTAGAGGTGGAGCGTATGGAGCAGTAAGAGGTACTTTTATTAATAATCCACATCAAGAATTACTCGGTGGAGTAGTTTTACCTTTAATGCCTAATATAACAAATATACCTTTAATTGGTGAGCATGTAGTAGTTACAGAATATAATGGTCAACATTATTATACAAGTATTATAAATAGAAAAAATTCACCGAACGAAAACGCTATACCAGGTGCTAGTGGTATCTATGAAAAAAATACAAAATATGGTGATACATTTGAAAGAAAAAATGTTAAACATATTCAAGTAAATGAAGGTTCTATTGTATATGAAGGTAGATTTGGACATTCAATACATTTTGATGGTCAAAAAAATAAACCATCTATTAAAATACGAACAAATATAGATACTGGTGACGGTGATTTCACTACTGAAGACATTGATACAGATGATAGTTCAATTTATTTAACATCAGACGGATTATCAGGTACAGAGTTTGACGGTGAACAAATTAAGGGTAAAAAAATACTAATAAAATCTGACGGTATATTTATTAAAGGAAGTGGTGAAAATGGTGAAGTTAGAATTATTGGAGATCAATCTATTAATTTAAATTCTGATCAAATAAAAATAGGTAATGGTGCTAATCAACCCGTAGTAAGGGGTGATGATTTAAAATCATTTTTAAATGACTTTTTAACGGACTTGGATATAACCTTTACAAATGCTATGGCAGCTATCACACCAGCTGGAGTAATTGTTACAGGTGGTGGGCCAGCCGCGGCTCCTTTTAAAGCCGGTATAATTGCTTTACAAACAAAATTAGCTACAAATACAATGTTAAGTAATAAAGTAAAAACATCATAGGAGTTATTATGACAAAAAAAGAGTTAATGAAAATAATACAAGAAGTAGTCCGTAAGGAAGTAAAAAAAGAAGTGCAAAAGATATTTATAAAAGAAGAAACTTCACCTTTACTTCAAGACGCGGTAGTAAAAAAACCAAAACCTAAAAAAGAAGAAATTAGTTATTCATCTAATAAGACTTTAAATAAAGTTTTAAATGAAACAGTTGGACTTTCAAAAACAGATAAACAATTAGAAGAATATCCAACAATGAGTGGTGAAGCATTTGATTCAAGTCGTATGACTGAACTTCTTGGATATGGAAAACCAGAAGAGGTTAGAAGAGATATGGTAGCAGTAGATACTTTACAAAAAGCGGGTAAGTCTGTAGGTGAAGTTCCTGAACATATAACAAATGCTTTAACAAGAGATTATTCTGGTTTAATGAAAGCCATGGATAAAAAAGGAAAATAAATGTCCGCATTAGAAACTGATTTAAATCCTAATACTTATATTGGTTTATCTTTTCCTATAAGACGAGATAGATTTAATGACTTTGCAATGACAAAGACTTCATTACAACAGGCTAAACATAATTTAAAAAATTTACTATTGACATTTCCAGGTGAAAGAGTAGGACAACCTGAATTTGGTAGTAGATTAAGAGCATTATGTTTTGAACAAATAGATGATGAATTACCAGTTAAACTTGAAGAAGAAGTAAAACAGGCAGTTTCAATTTGGTTACCGTATATTAATATACAAGAAGTTAATACATTAACTGAAGAACAAGATCAAAATAAAATTCATGTGGAAATAAAATTTTCTACTACATTGAATCCACAAACACAAGAAGCAATAACAGTAGATGCAAGCTATACAGCAGAGCGAGTTTAGGAGTAATTAAATGGCCCGAACAAGTATAAAAAAGAATGTAGTTAAACAAGTAAATTATCTTAATAAAGATTTTAGTGATTTTAGAGATAATCTTATAGAGTTCGCTAAAGTATATTTCCCAAATACATATAATGATTTTAATGAGGCATCACCTGGAATGATGTTCATAGAAATGGCAGCATATGTTGGTGATGTACTTTCTTATTATATTGATTCACAATTTAGAGAATCGTTACTTGCATACGCGGAAGAAAAACGAAACGTTTATAACATAGCTCAGTCATTTGGATACAAGCCAAATGTTACGGCACCATCAAATGTTGTGTTAGATGTATTTCAAACTATTCCAGCATTGAATGAGAAACCTGATGAAAGATATGCATTAACTGTTAATGCGGGAGTACAAGTTAAATCAACAAGTACTGGTACAACGTTTAGAACATTAGAAGATTGTAACTTTAAATTTTCAAGTTCCTATGACCCACGTGAAATTACAATATTCGAAAGTGATTCAGGAGCTCCTACAAAGTTTTTATTGAAAAAGAAAGTTAAAGCTGAGAGTGGGAATATAACTACAGAAACTTTTACATTTGGTACAGCAGAAAAATATAGTCAAATTAAATTATCAAATCCTAAAGTTATAGAGATAATATCTGTAACTGATAGTGACGGTAATGCATGGCATGAAGTTGATTCGTTGGCTAGAGATACAGTTTTTGTTGACATGGAAAATAATTCTACTAATGACCCTACATCAGTAACTAATAAAGATACTGCACCTTATATTTTAAAATTAAATAAAACATCACGAAGATTTACAAGTTATATTGATCAAAATGATTCAACAGTTCTTAGATTTGGAGCAGGAATATCTGAGAACGCAGATGAAGAAATAATTCCGAATCCAGATATGGTTGGGTCAACCTTACCTGGTAGTCCTACTTATTTAACAACAGCTTTTGATCCAAGTAACTTTTTAAAAACTAAAACTTTTGGGTTAGCGCCAGCAGCTACAACTCTTAGTGTAAGATATGCTTATGGTGGTGGTATAGATGATAATGTAAATGCTAATGATGTTACTGATATATCAAATATTACGTATTCAATACAAGATAGTTTGTTAACAACATCATTAGTTCAAGATGCAAAAGATTCAGTATCATTTACTAATCCAAAACCAGCTACAGGTGGGTCAGCGGGTGAATCAATTAGAGAAGTTAGAGAAAACGCATTGGCATTTTTTCAAGCTCAAAGTAGAGCTGTAACAAAAGAAGATTATATTGTAAGAGCATATTCATTACCACCTAAATATGGTAGTATAGCTAAAACTCATTTAGTACAAGATGACCAATTAAATAAGTCTATAGGTACTGATGAATTAGAAAGAAAAGTAACTCAAGAAGATGTTGATAATCAAAGAACAATAAAATCATTACAAGTTAGAACACCTAATCCGTTAGCAATGAATATGTATTCTTTAGGATATGATTCAAATAAAAAGTTAACACCATTAAATCAAACGGTTAAAGAAAATTTAAAAACTTATTTATCACAATTCAGATTAGCTACAGATGCTGTTAATATTAAAGATGCTTATATAATTAACATTGCAGTTAATTTTGCTATCTTAACAAAAGCAGGTTTTAATAAAAATGATGTACTTTTAAGATGCGTAGCCTCAGTTAAAGATTTTTTCGATGTTGATAGATGGCAAATAGGTCAACCAATTATTATGTCTGATATAGCTTATGAATTATCTTTAGTAGATGGTGTAGCATCAGTTGTAGCTCCTACAGATAATAATCCTGAAAAATTACCTGTTGTTATTGAAAACAGATATAAACCTGGAGAAGGATATTCTGGTAACTACTATGATATAAGAAGTAGTTTAATTGACGGTGTTTTATATCCAGCTTTAGACCCAAGTATTTTTGAAGTTAAATACCCCAACGCCGATATTAAAGGTAAAGTTGTTGGTGATAGTTTGGGTATAACGGAGTAAGTAAATGCATTATTTTTTATTTCCAGAAAAAGACACAACTCTTTTCGAAGTCAGTTCCAGTTTGAACGCGGGTTTAGATGAAGTATTAGAAATTAGAAAAAACGTTAGTGAGACTGGAGCAACTGTAGACGTTTCTCGAATTTTAATGAAATTTGATTTAACGTATATTTCAGAATCAATTGTAAATAATAGAATAACAAATCCTAAATATTTTTTAAATTTGTATGACGCTAATCCAAAAGCATTGGCAACATCACAAAGTTTATATGCATATCCAGTTAGTGGTTCTTGGGATATGGGTACAGGTCGTTCATACGATAATCCACAAACAGCTGATGGGGCGAGTTGGAAATATAGATATGGTGATAGTAATGGTACAACATGGTCTTCAACTGTAAGCTCTTCAGGTGGAGTTTGGTGGAGTGGAAGTGGATTTGAAGCCTCACATTCTTATGACCATAATACTAAAGATATGAGAATGAATGTTACATTACTTGTAAATCAATGGTTAAGTGGTTCAATTGTAAATGATGGTTTTATGATTAAACGAAGTGGTAGTATAGGAAATGCTGATCCTTCAGCTTCAGAAGGTAGTACAGCTCGATTAGGTAGTTTTGCATTCTTTTCATCTAACACTAATACAATATATCCACCTACATTAGAAGTTGTTTGGGATGATTCTAAATGGTCAACAGGATCATTATCAGCATTAACAGGTTCTGCTTTAGAAGATATGACAATTTATATGAAAGGATTAAGACCTGAATATAAAGAGAAATCTAAAGCAAGATTTAGACTTGTAGGTAGAGAAAGATTTCCAGCTAAAACATATTCAACAACACCCTCTAATTTAAATGTAAAATATTTACCAAGTACTTCATCATTTTATTCTATAGTTGATGCTGAAACTAATGATGTTATAGTTCCATATGGAACTGGTTCAAAACTAAGTTGTGATTCAACTGGTAATTATTTTAACTTGTGGTTAGACGGATATCAACCTGAAAGATATTATTCTATACAGTATAGAGTTGTAAGTGGTAGTGGAACAGTTGAAGAACTTGACCAATATTTTGATGAGGGATTTACGTTCAAGGTATCGCTGTAATGCCTTACACAAAACCAGAATTAGAAACCATAGATTTTTATCAGTCTTTTGTAAAAGGTCTTCGAACTAAATATTTAAAAGAATTAAAAGAATACGCTGAAACTGGGTTTAGACAAAATGGAGTTCTTTATTCTTTTGAAGATATAATATCTACAGCTGGTATAGAAGATGCTCAATTAAGCAATAATATGAACTCGTTGTATAATACTTACTTGACTGTAGAACAACAAGAGTCAGTAAAAACATTAAATAATTATTCTTATCCAAGATATATAAAAACTAAAACATTAGAAAAAATAGTAGATAGAAGTATTTCAGAATTAGCTGAATCAAAGTTTGCCGAAAAGTTACCAGATGATATAGAGAATGGTGATGTAGTTACAAATGAAGATGCAAAAGATTTTAGGAGATGGCTTATAGATGCTAATCAAAAAAGAATATTTCCAGATTTGGCAACATATTATGGTAGAGGATATGCATTAGGAGGATTGAAGACTCTTACTAAAACTGTATTAGAGACTATTCCTG